TGGAAATACAGGTGCTACTGGACCAAAAGGAGATACTGGAAATACTGGTGCACAAGGAATTCAAGGAATCCAGGGAACTAAAGGCGATACTGGCGACCAAGGAATCCAAGGAATCCAAGGAATCCAAGGCATACAAGGAATCAAAGGCGATACTGGAAATACAGGAGCAACTGGCCCTGCAGGAAGTAATGGAACTAACGGAACAAACGGAACAAACGGAACTAACGGTGCTGATGGAGACCATTACCACACAACATCTTCTACATCATTAACAATTGCATCAAATGGAACTGTTACACCAATACTTGCTGATTTAAATGTTGATTACACTCCTGCACAATCTGTAGTTATTGCACATGATGCTAATAATCACATGCATGGTTCAGTTGTTTCTTACAATTCAGGAACTGGTGCATTAGCAGTAGCATTGACACATAAAACAGGTTCAGGTACATACACATCATGGACAGTTAACTTAGATGGTGCTGTTGGTATTCAAGGCCCTCAAGGAATTCAAGGAATTCAAGGCGAAGCAGGAACTAACGGTACAAACGGTACAGATGCATTATGGAACTTTACAGGTGCTTACAGTGGTGGTGCAGCCTATGCAGTAGGAGATGTTGCAACTTACACTGGACAGACTTGGTATCGCATTAACTCTAATGGAGGAAATGTTGGAGATACTCCATCAGAAGGAACTTTCTGGACTTTAGTTGCAGCAAAGGGAAACCAAGGCGAACAAGGAATTCAAGGCGAACAAGGAATCCAAGGAATTGAAGGTCCTAAAGGAGATACTGGAGACCAAGGAATTCAAGGCATTCAAGGTAATACTGGAAACACTGGAGCACAAGGAATTCAAGGAGAAACTGGAAACACTGGAGCCACTGGTGCTCAAGGAATCCAAGGCGAGCAAGGAATTCAGGGCATCCAAGGAGAAGTTGGACCTACTGGAGCGACTGGAGCGACTGGATCAGCAGGAACAAACGGTACCAATGGAACAGATGGAACAGTAATTGTTAATACAAACAACATAAAGTTTAACAATACTAATGCAATGGATGCACTCACTACAGGGCAAAACAATATAGCACTTGGTTTTAATACACTTGATAATATTACAACTGTAAGTAACTTAACTGCAGTTGGTAACAATGCTCTTCAGGCCAACACAACTGGTAATCAAAATATTGCTTTTGGTCACAATGCTCTTAACATAAACACAACAGGTAGTCGTAACACAGCCCTTGGTGCTGGAACTCTTGCTTTAAATATAGTAGGAAATAGCAATACGGCAGTTGGAGCAACTGCTTTAAGTAAAACTACTGGAAGCGACAACATTGGAATTGGTCAGGCTGCTTTGTTTAACAATACAACTGGTGGCAACAATATTTCTATTGGTTCTGGCTCACTTGATGCAAACACAACAGCAAGCAACAATGTAGCAATTGGTGCAGCAGCATTATCACTTTCTACTGCTTCTACTCCTAATACTGCTATTGGTACATTTGCTCTTCAAAAAAATATAACTGGTGGCAGTAATACTGCAGTTGGTTATAGCGCATTAGCAAACTCTACAGGTGGTAATAATACTGCTGTTGGTAACAATATAGGTCTTTTTCTTAGAGCAGGTGCAAACAATACTTATGTAGGCAATGTTGCAGGTGCAGTTTCTGGAAATGCAACTGATACATTGTTTATAGGAGCAGGTGCTGGGCAATTAAATGGTAGTGGTATCTTAACACTTGGAACAATTGTTGGTGGTAGTGGATACACAGATGGAACATACAACAGTGTTTACATGAGAAATACAAACTTAAATATTGGTTTTGCTAATCTTGTACTTAATTTAGTTGTTTCAGGTGGAGCCGTTACAAGTGCAACTATTGCCAATGCTGGTTCTGGTGTAATTGTTGGAGATACATTACAAATTGACCCTTTGCAAGCACCTGCAGGACTTGATACTGGTTCAGGTTTTACTGTTGCTGTTGCTACTATTACATCCAACCAAGGAAACACAGGAGTTGGTAGAGGAGCACTACAGACAAACAATAATGGTACAAAAAACACAGCACTTGGATATAGAGCAGGATTTTCATCTACAGGTTCTGAAAATGTTTTAATTGGCTATAACGCAGGAATAAGTGAAAGTCAAAGTCATAGATTAGCAATTGGTAATTCATCTGGAGATTTAATAACAGGACAGTTTGCAGGCTCAGGAGATGCCAAGGTTAGAATTAATGGTGCTCTTGAAGTTGGTGAAACATCTATTACTAGAGTTGGCAATACATTTAAGATTAAGAAAAATGCTGCAGCACAAGATGCATTAACAATACAGTTTGACCCAAGTGGTGCTCAAAGCAATACTTTTAGTTTTAATGGTGTAATGATTCTTTCTGTTAGTGGTGCTCCATCTGCATCAAGTAGCCCAGGAAATCAAGGTCAGATTCAATTTGACTCAGATTATTTATATATTTGTACAACAGGTGGCAATCCAGGTGTTTGGAAGAGAGTTGCATTAAGTACTTGGTAGGATGGCCTTTAAACGCCTTCTAAGGGCTATTTGACAGGGTTTTACGGCATGTGATACAATTAACTATCAGCACATCCTAGTGATGATACGAGGCCTTGCGGTAGTTAATCTCTTTCTCCTGCAGGGCCTCAACCCTTTCTTGACAAAGCCTTTAAAACTCTGCTATACTAGTAATCTACCAGACTTTCGGACGGCTAAATGCCTAGGGTTTAAGTGGTAGCGAAGGAAATAATATTCCTGAGTATCTATAACATTATTTATTTAAAATAATGGATATAGGGTTGTACTCAGGAAATGGGATTGTTCTTCTGGTTAACCTTCTATTAATCCCGTTAGGGATTCCCGCAGGGGAGAAAGAGAAACTATGAGTTACAGTAAGCATGAACAGATTAATCGTGTTGTTAATGCCAAACAAGGTCTACAACACCAAGACTTCAATTGGAAGCAAATAACTAATAAATATAAGAACACCTGTTGTGTCTGCAATAGGTCTATCTCAATGGGTGAGATTATCCTTTGGAATAAAGAGCATTCATTAGTAATGCACCTACCTGAAATGTGTCAATTACTAGGTACCCGCAAGAAAATGCCACCAAGACGCAAGATTCAAGATAACGGTAAGTTTCCTGTGCAGGTGTCTTATGTTAAGTAAAAAAGACCAAGCAATTGCAGAAAACATATTAAAGCCAAAGACAGTTGAGACATTTTATAAGCACATGTATATCCGTAAGTCTGATGATGCTATTGTTGCTGATTCTCTAGAAGATTTCATGAAGCAAATCACTGATCCATGCCACATGTGGAGAGGTTCAATAGACTATAAAGGCTATGGAGCATTTAGTGTTTGGTCTAAAGAGTTAAATAGACAAGTCACAGTAAAGGCACACAGATTTGCCTATGCTTTAGCACATGGGTTTGAGGCATTGCCTATTGGCATTGAAGGTGGAGATGGCACACAATTGGTTATTAATCATCTTTGTCACAATAGAGCATGTGTTAATGTTAAGCATTTAGAGGCAATATCTGATAGCGAAAACACTAGTGTAGACAAGAGGAAGCCAGTTAATGTCTGAAAAAAAGCGGGGACGACCAAAGAGCGTACAAATATCAGTATGGGACAAGAAATACTATAGGCCTAGTGAGGCTAGAGATATACAAGCAATACAGAAGTTAAAGGAAGAAAGACTCTATAAGGGCTATGCTGCTGTATTCACATTGGCTATGGGCAGGGAACCTAACCAAAAGGATGTAGGAAATATCAATAAGGCGATTGCTGGTATACTTGATGAGATATGACTTCACATCCAAAGTACGGTTTCTCCAACTCACCATTCTACTACCTAGGCAAATATAAGACTAGCCAAAGGCCAAGGAAATGTGTCAGATGTGGGCAATCAGCCTACTATTACCATCATGACTGGGATTGGGTATGTGCAGCACATCTCTTAGACCTGGTTAATATAGGTCAATTAGCCTTTAGTTGGGCAGATTACGAGGAAGTATGGCAGAGAACAGAGAGGCTGCTCCAAAGGGCAGCACCATCGTCTACTGGTGTGAAGAACACGGTGTATCAATATGGGAGCCCTGTTGTGGACGACGAGGACCAATGGGATACTATCAGTCTACAGAGGTTGATTGATGGGTAGTCCATACGCAACGGCTGAGTATAAGCGTAATAGAAAGATAGTCCTGGAGGCAGCACAATGGACATGTCATTACTGCAATGGTGTAGCCAATACAGCAGACCACATAATCCCTGTCTCAAAAGGCGGCGGTAACGAAGTAAGCAATCTATTACCAGCATGTACTAAGTGTAATAGCGGAAGACAAGATAAGACATTGATGAGACTAAGGTACTTCAATAAGAGGTATGCATGATGATAGTCATATCTGATACATGGCTATGCTCATATGTGATACATGGACATGGTGGTTTGGATAGTCTTATAAGAGCAGCCTTTCAAAGGCCTGTCCATATAGTGAGACAGTTCATCTCACATAGTGGACAAACCAGATATCCAGCATATCCAGCATATGCCCATATCACAACTATGAAGGTTTGTCAAGCATCCCGCAAAATCGCAGGGGACAAAGAAGGATAACAACTATCCCTGGTAGGATAACAAACCAAGTATCTGAATATGCAGGTGTAGGGGCTATGTGGATATGGGGTTTGGTGGTTTGGAAAAATAAGGTTTGGTGGTTTTTTTATTTTCTGTGTGGGCACCCCGTAAGAGTATAATAGAAATACCAAACCAATAAATAGTAAAAGGAGCAATATGAGAACAGGACTAAAACAAGGCCCAAGAAGCCTTAGAGAAACCTCAATAGTAAATGAGCCACTTAATCTGGATATGACCTTAGCAGAGTCTGTGAGATTATCCATATCTAAGGCTACATGGTTAGATGAAGCAGACTTAGGAGCAGCCAAGCAAGCAGTATTATTGGCAGAGACTATTGATGCAAATCCAGATAAGCGACATCAATCAGCACCCATCCTTATTGGGCTATTGGCTAATCTAGGTTTATTAAATAATCGCACGAGCACAGAAATGTCTCCTGCTGAAATGTTACAGGCTATTGCAAACGGCTAACTGGTATCCCACATATTGGACTGAGCCTCTATCTGAGGACTTTACAACTGATGGCGAAAAGGTTATTAATATCTCTCAAACCCTCTGGCGATTACCTGAGAAACATGATGAGATATTAGTATTAACTGACTGGCAGAAGTGGTTAATACGCCATGTCTTAGAGCGTTACCCTGATGACTTCCACGACCCTTCTAAGGCTGGTAGGCTGCGCTATAAACAGGTAGTGATATCTATGCCTAGGAAGAACGGAAAGAGCCTCCTAGGTGCCTTATTTGCCTTATACGGTATGCTTCTGCATGAGCCAGCCCCTGAAGTTATATCTGTGGCAGCCTCTGCTGATCAGGCTAAGATAGTCTATCGCAGGCTAAAACACCAGGTAGATTCATCTGAATTGCTTGCACATTTCTTTAGTAAGTCCACGGAACATAGAGGACTATGGACTAAAGATGGTACAGGTATGTATAAGGTTATAGGTGCTAATGTTGCAACAGCCCAAGGCTTGCATCCATCAATGGTCATATTTGACGAACTCCATGTTGCCAAAGAAGATGTGTGGACTGCTATGTCTCTTGGTTCTGCTACCCGCACAGATGGCCTAACCATTGGCATCACAACTGCTGGCGATGACACCTCAAACCTTCTCAAACATTTGTACGAAAGAGGAATGGCAGCCATCAACGGACAGGAAGACCTAGAAAGATTTGGTTTCTTCTGTTGGGAAGCACCAAAGGGCTGTGCTCTAGATGATGAGGAAGCAGTTCGTGGAGCAAACCCTAATCTAGCATCAGGTATCCTAAACTGGGAATCAGTCAAGAATGAACTAGCCACAATGCCTGAACCAGACGCTAGACGATACCGTTTAAACCAGTTTGTCTCATCTATGAACGCTTGGATACCTGTAGGAGCGTGGTCTCAATGTCCAAACGGTAGGCCTACAAATGCACAAGTGTTTGCTATTGAGCGAACCTCTGGTTGGGAATACTGCTCTATTGTTGCTGCAGAACTCCAAGAAGATGGCATGATTGCTACAGAGTTGGTGGCATCATTAAACAATACTAACATTGATGAAGTAATTAAGTTATGTTTGGAACTAGCCAAGTTTGGCAAGCCCTTTATCATGGACGGAAATGTATTAGATGACCTAGGTGCTTCACTTAAACAGAAGGGTCTTCGTGTACAAATGACTAGTAATAAAGATTTGATATCAGCGTCAAACAACACATATAGTAGAATTATGAAAAAGGAATTAATTCATCCAAGTGATGACATAGTTTCCTTACAAATGCAACGAGCAGTACGCAAAAATAGCGGAGAATCATGGCGAATCGCCCGTAAAGATAGCGGAACTGAAATAGATGCAGCAGTAGCAACAGTATTGGCTATCTGGTTCGTGGAGACACAAGTCAAACCACAGCAGATGGTACATTGAGGAGAAACAAATGGCGTTTAGAGATAGACTAATCAGCAGACTTGGTTACGAAGTAGAACCACAGTTTGTTCCTGATACAGAAAATCGTGGAGTAGCAAATATTGCACCATCAAGAACAGAGATTGGTGTAACACCAACTACTGCACTTAGCCTTGTTGCTGTGTCTCGTGCCACATCTGTATTAGAAACTGCAATCATGCAGATACCTGTAAATGTTTACAGAGGAAACACACAACTTCCAACACCACTTTGGTTAGACACACCAGACATTGAGAACCAGGTTTCTCAAGCAGAGTGGTTGGGCACAACATTAATTCACATGTCAGTATTTGGAAATGCTTACTGGCATATTCGCAGAGGCCCAAGAGGAATTGTAAACATTACAAACTTGCATCCTGCAGATATTAGCGTGTCAGTAGATGAAGCAGGTAAGATTTATTACCTTCACAAGTCAAAGAGATATACATCAGCAGACATCAAACATTTAAAACTTTATCACAATGCAAGTTCAACAGCACTGCTTGGCGAAGGTCCATTGCAAAGACACAAATCAGTTTTGCGTTCAGCACTTGACTTACACAATTATGCAGACAACTGGTTTAGAACAGCAGCAGTACCAACAGGTACATTAACAACATCAGAATTTCTTTCTGCAGATGTAGCAAAGCAAAACAAAGATGCTTTTGTTGCTTCTCAGCAAGAAAGAAGTATTGCAGTCCTTTCATCTGGCCTTAAGTATGATTCAATCGCACTAAGTCCTGAGCAAGCACAATTCCTAGAAAACCAGAAGTTCATAACACGCCAGATTGCAATGATGTTTGGTGTGCCAACAATGTATCTTGGTATGGGTATTGAAGGACAAGGCATGACCTATGTCAACGGTAACGAAGATAGAGCAAAGTTATTCCAAGATGGATTGCAGCAATATATTGTTCGCATCCAACAGGCAATCACTGATCTTCTTCCAAGAGGACAGTACGCTGAATTTAATTTAACAGAGTTCCTTCGTCCTAATACAAAAACAAGATACGAGTCTTATGCAATTGGACTCACAAATAATTTCTTGACAGTTCCTGAAGTCCGTGAGATGGAAGGCATGTCAGAAATAACACAAGAACCAGCCCCAGTTGATGTCGTTGATGACACTCAACCTGTGGACTAAAATGGAGTAATGACTATGACAGATATGATTACCCGTTCATTTGAAATAAGAGCAACAGATGCAGAGAAGCGTGAAGTTTCTGGCATGGCTGTTCCTTACAATGACACAATAGACATTGGTGGAGGATGGTCTGAGCGTTTTGAAAAAGGCGCAGTAGACCTAAATGCTGATGTTAAATTATTCCGTGACCATGAAGACATCATTGGTGTCGTCACAGAAATGGAAGAGACTGATGAAGGCCTAATGATTAGAGCCAGGATATCAGAAACAGTTTTAGGAAATGAAACACTTAACTTGGTTAAGGATGGAGCAATCCGTTCTTTCTCAGTAGGTTTTATTCCTGTAACAGATGTAAAGAAAGACAATACAATAATTCGTACAAAGGTAAATCTCAAGGAAGTATCCTTAGTAGCATTTCCTGCATACGACAAGGCTGAAGTACTTTCAGTCAGAGAAGAAACCAATCAGGAGGAAATATCCATGGAAAACACAACACCTGATTACACTTCAGCAATTAACGAAGTTCGTAATCACGCAGAGGAGTTGGAGCGTCGTCTAGATGTTATTGCAACATCAGCAACACCAACAGCCTCAGTACCACAATTCCGTTCATACGGAGAATGGGTAAAGGGAGTAGCATCAAACAACGAAGATGCACTTACACTTGCTCGTGCATTCACAGGCCCAGACACAGGCGACACAGTAATGAAGAACGCTTGGGTTTCAGATACAGTTCGTATCCTAAACGCAGGTCGCCCAACATACTCAGTTTTCTCATCTGCAGCACTACCAGCAGACGGAAACAATGTTGAGTACCCAGTACTTGGCACAAACACAACTGCAATCGCAGAGCAGGCTGCAGAAGGCGATGACCTTACATACGGTAAGATTACTCTTACTTCAGCAACTGCACCAATCAAGACATACGGTGGTTACACAAACATGTCACGCCAGGTTGTAGAGCGTTCATCAATCAACTATGTTGACACAGCATTCCGTGCAATGGTTGCTAAGTACGCTGCAGCAACAAACGCTGCTGTTCGTGCTAAGTTGATTGCAGATGCTGCAAACTTTAACTCTTCAGCACTTGGTGCTTGGACTGCTGCAGAAATCATTGATTCTCTTGCAGAAGCAGCAACAAAGGTTAACGGAGATACAGGACTTCCACTAGAGTTCATCCTTGTCTCATCAGATGTATTCCGTTTGATGGCTAAGACAGTTGACACAATGGACCGTCCAATTCTTTCAAACGCTGGTGCAACAGTTAACACATACGGAAACATTAATCCAGTTGGACTAACAGGAAATGTTCTTGGCCTACCAATCGTAGTAGACCCATCACTTGCAGCACTTTCATTCTACGCAGGTAACTCTGCAGCACTCACAACATACGAGTCTGCTGGAGCACCATTCCGCTTAGATGACGAAGACATTACAAATCTTACAAACTCTTTCTCAGTTCACGGATACCTAGGTATTGCTGCATCTGATCCAAAGGCACTTTGCAAGATTGCATAATTAATTAATAGGAGACTAAAATGGACTGGACTGATTTGAAAGCGTATGTAGGTGCTTCTAGCACTGATGATGCTTATGTAGAAGAATGCTGGGATACATCAAAGGATTTGGTTGCAAGTTATATTGCATCTACCAAAGTTCCTGTTGGTGTGTTGAAGCGTTGCTATCTTGAAGTTGGTTCAGAACTATTTAATCGTCGTAACGCACCAATGGGTGTGTCTCAATATGCAACTTATGATGGTGCTCCCATCAATACTGCTAGGGACCCACTCGTTGGTGTGTATCCTTTACTTAACAGATACATGGTGAGATTCGGATGAATTTAGCAGCAGTAAGAGCAGAACTTGAAAGTGCCATCGTTCTTGGTGGTATTTCAAAGGTCTACAAGTTTGTGCCAGCAAGACCTAATCCACTTTGTGCGATTATGGAACCTGACACTGAATTTATTACTGTATATGAAAACCAATACGATGCAGATTATGCGTCTAACTGGAAAGTACTTGTATTAGTACCTTATGCAACTAATGAAACAGAAACAGAAAATCTTGACGATACTCTTGACACTCTTATTCCTGCAATTTGGGAATACACCACAGCAACAAAATTAACCGTAGATAAACCATTTATCCAAGAGGTAAACGGTGCTAGGTTTTTAGCAACAAACATAAACATATCAATTGATATTGAAGGAGGAAACTAAAATGGCTAGAATTAAAGGCAAATCAATAGTTTTTGAAGTCAATGGTACAGAATATGCAGGAAATCTCAGCAATGCTGTTATTTCATCTGCAGTTAACACCCTTGGTTTTGGAGACTACGAAGACTCTTTAGACTTTACCCTTGCTGTAACTGGATTCCAGGATACAGCAGCATCATCACTGCACTCAGTTCTCTGGGCTAACCCAGGTCAGACTGTAAACATCTCATACGCACCACATGGAAACTCAGTTGCAACAGCAGCAGAACCTTGGTTCACAATGAGTGGATACGCAGAGACTCTGCCAGATATTGGTGGAGCAGCAAACGAATTTTTCGTTTACGACATTACTTTTATTCTTGACGGCAAGCCAACAAGAGTAAATTCATTCTAAGTAGTCGTCATGGCAGAGGCAATAACTATCCAAGGAATTAAGGAAGTCACAGACTCACTTAAAAAACTTGGTAAAGATTTAGAGTCAAACATAGAACTTAATAAAGAACTAAGTACGACTCTAGCACAAAAAGCCTCTGCCTTGGCACCAAGACTAACTGGTGCTTTGGCTTCATCTGTTGTTGGTAATCCTTCAGCAGAAAAAGCACAAATACTAGCAGGAAGTGCGGCAGTACCTTATGCAGGAGTAATTGAATATGGTTGGCCAGCAAAGAACAAACAAGCAAGACCATATTTAACTCCAGCAGTTAATAACAATATGGGCTATATCATTGAGAAATACAATGACAGTATCAAAAAGGCAATACAGAAGTACGACTTAAACTAACAGGAGGCAGTAAAATGGAAAACTTTGACTTAATGAAAACCCTCAAGTGGAAAGAACTTGCAGAGGTTGAACAATATCTTGACCTACCAATGGACGAATGGACTGAAAGCAAGTCCAAAGCAAAACTAGCATTCGCAATGCAATATATGATGGCAAAGCGAAACAACTCAGCCCTTACAATAGAGGATGCAGAGAACATGTCAATTCAAGAATTGAATGACCTTGCTGGAGTTGAATTCACAGACCCAAAAGAAGTGAATCCAGCCTAAGCAAAATGGCTGCATTCTGTTTAGAAACAGGATACACGCCAGATCAGTTTTGGGACATGACGCTGGAAGAGTACGGTGCAATTGTGACAGCACTTAACAGGAGGAAGAAGTAATGGCTAATCAGATAACAATAGATATTGTTGCTCAAACCAATAAACTTACCTCTGGGATTAATGATGCTAATGGTCAGATTGACACCATGTCAACTAAACTTAAAGGCGTTGCTGGTGCTGCAGGTCTTGCTGCTACTGGCTTTCTTGCAACTCAAGGTCTAACATTCCTTAAGCAAGGCATTGATGAGGCTAAAGAAGCCCAACAAACAATGCGAGAAGCGACCACAACATTTGGTGAAGGCTCTACTGCATTACAAAAGATTACTGCTGATGCTGAGAAATTTGGCAAGGCAATGGCTGTTGACAATGATGAGATTATTAAACTTGCCACACAACTGGGTGCTCGCTTACCTGAAGATGCAAAGGCATTATCTGCAGAGTTAGTTAATCTTGCATTTGATGTTGAAGCATTTACTGCTGGTGCTCTTTCTGCAGAAACAGTAACTGGCAAACTTGCTAAAGCACTTGCAGATGGTGAACTAAAAGCGGCAGACTTAGAAAAGATTGTTCCAGGTCTAACTAGTGCAGTATATGACCAAGCAGAGGCATTATCAAAGGCTGGAAAGAACCAAGAAGCACTTACACTTGTTATTGATGCAGCACAAGCAAAATATGGCGATGCAGCAGAAAAGAATGTAACCTCAACACAAAAGTTTGAAACAGCATTAGCAAACTTTAAAGAAGAACTTGGTGGAAAGGTTCTACCAATATTAGAAAAAGGAATTGATTTTTTAACAAAACTATTTGAAGCATTTGATTCATTGCCAGGTCCAGTTCAGAATGTTGTAATTGGATTAGGAGCACTTCTTATTACTGGTGCATTAACATTAACATTCTTAGCAAGCATGAAAGCATCGTTGGTTACACTTGGCATAACAAGTACAGGAACTGCTGGAAGCATTGGACTTGCAACAATAGCAACTAACTTATTAAAGATTGCTTTAGCAGGCCTTGGTATTGGCTTAGTTATCGCAGCAATTGTTTTGCTTTACCAGAACTGGGACAAGGTCACAGCAGCAGTAGACAAAGTTTGGGAAGTAATTAAAGATGTAGTTCCAAAAGCCTGGGCAAAGGTAATGGAATTTAAAGACAAGGTTGTTGGATTTGTTAAGAATATTGTAGATGCTTACCTATCAATTCCAGGTAAAATGTTTGAAGTTGGTAAAGACATTGTTGAAGGATTGTGGAAAGGCATGTCCAACATGGTTGGCTGGCTTAAAGATAAAGTCACAGGATTATTTAGTGGCGTTGTAGGTTTTGCAAAGAAGGCACTTGGAATTAAATCTCCATCAAGAGTGTTTGGTGGTATAGGTAAAAATATTGCTCAAGGTTTATGGACAGGTTTAAAGAAAGAAAAAACATATCTTAAAAATAACTTTGAAGATTTTTTTGGAGAGATAATTCCTAATTTGAGTATAGACTCATTAAACCTTCCAGATTTTAGTCAGTTTATAACACAATCAGAACTTTCAAATGCAGTAGACGGTGCATCAGTTGATAACTCATTGCTTGCTGGTAAAGGTATTGATTGGAATGCAAATTCAGAACAATTTGATATTGATGATACTGTTGTTACAACAGCAAAACTAGCCGATTTAATGAGTAGCGATTATTCTATTCCATCACTTAATCAATCAATAGGAGATGCAGCACCAATAAGCATTGTAATCAATGCAGGTGTAGGAACAGACCCATATGAATTAGGAAGACTTGTTAGTACTGCAATTGAAAAATATGGTCGTGTATCTTCTAAGTCTGGAGTGTACACTGAACTGTGAAACCAACAAACATAATAACACTAGAAATATTTCAAAATAACCAATGGGTTACATATACTGATGGACTTATTAGTGCTTCAATTATTCGTGGTGTTGAAGAATATACAGGTCCACTTATTCAGCCTGAAGTTGGTCAATTAACAATAACAAGTCGTAATCCAGACCTTGACCCATACAACAATAACTATATTAGATATAACGCAAAGATTCGTATAAATGCAGGAAGCACAAGAATATTTACTGGAAGAATTGAAGGTATTGATGTTCAGTACAGACCAAAGAATCAACCACCAATTGTTACGATAAGTGCTTTTGATTTAATTGGAACAATGTATAAGCATAAGTTATCTGATAATTTTATTAGCACCCAGCAGTTTTGGTCTACAACTGATCTTTTGACAGAACTTTCATCAAGTAATGAAGTGGCAGAATGGCAGAACTATATTATTAGTACAGATGGATTATCTTATGCAGAAGGACCAATTGCATTAGGAACAACTGTATATGAAGCCTTAAACACCAGAGTTAAAACAGATTTAGGATTCTATTTTGCTAATGCAAGAAATGAAATTGAGTATTACAGAAGAGATAGAGATGCTGCACTTCATCCATTCAATGCTAATCCTGCAGCCATAACATTTGATTATTATGGTAATGGAACTTCTTATACTGAGATATCTTTAAACGATGGATTTGAAAAGATTGTTAACGAAGTTATTATTACTGGAGTTGGAAATTACGACACAGACCAGATTGCAGTTACAGCAGGAGACTCAGTAGCATTATGGGGTAAGACTGCAGCAAATGCAACATTGGCAACAGATAACATAGCAAGCCTTCAGGCAATTGGTAATGAGATTCTTGTTGAGATGGGTGAACCAATTCGTGAAATTTACAAAATATCTTGGGATGCAACATTAAATCCAGATGTTGCAAAAACAATTGACATCATGGACAATATCCATATCAATCACAGAATTAATGCAAACACTTCAATCAATAGAAAGTATGGAGTTGTTGGAGTAAAGCATGAGATTAATGCAGACCAATGGATAACTACTTATGCTGTTAGAAACTATGATTATCAGTCAACATCTATTCCTAACCCTGTAATTGTAATTAACCCACCATCAGGTGGTGCTGAAGTAGACTTTAACTTTTCCTACACTCACCCAAACCCTGAATTAATAACTGGACAATCATGGAGTTTAGACGAATCTAATACATCAACATCGCCATCAGTAACTATAAACTATTTAACTCCAGGAACTAAATCAATTACTTTAGTCGTAAACACAATTTATGGATACTCAAAAACTACAACTGTTCAACTAGATGTTGGAATTGCATTACCAACTTCTTCATTTACATATACAATTGATAATACAAACATAGTTTATTTTACATTCACAGGAAGTGGACTTGGAAATATCTATTGGGATTTCGGAGATGGAACATCATCATCAGATACTAATCCATCCAAGTTCTATCTAACTAGTGGCGCAAGAAATATAACTTGTACAGTTACAAACAGTCAAGGAATTGCTGTAAGTAGTCAAGTTATTCAAACAACTGGTGTAAATAAAATTCCAGTAAAGTATGTAAGGCTAAGATGGAAAGATAGAACATTTGGTGGTACTGCTAATCCTGGACTTACTGCAAAACCATTATTGATGCACAGTCTTAAGTTTTACGATACAGGCAATGCTGAATTAGCAGCAGGATATACTTTGGTAGATTATAAAGACATTAATGGATTTTTTACATCAACACCAACTCAACTTGACGAATATGGAAGAGTATTAAGAACAAGCACAACGCTTCCTGAATTGCAAAACAGAATTAAAGGTACATCTGGAGTTGCTGTTTGCAATTGGGACAGAGGCTATAACGACCCAAAGATAGACCCACCAGAATCAATTACTTACGACTTAAAAAATCAAAGAGTTACTGCAACATTTGATTTAGGTCAAAACTATTTTTCATTTAAAGAACCAAGAATTTCAAGAAAAGTATTTGATGATACTAACATGCCAGAAAATAGAGAACCACAAGTAGAAGTAGATGTCAGTTATGACAATGTTAACTGGAGATATATTGGTTATTTAAGATTTCCAATTCAAGGTGGAACTACTGGTGACCAACTTGGAGTTTTAACAAGCACTTTCTTTCCTTATAATGGAGTTGTTGCACCTTTTACTTTTTCAAATACAATAGCAACACCATATGAATATGACTGGAAACCAGTTAGATATATTAAACTTGACTTCAATGCGCCAGCAGCAACGGCACCAAACTATTGGAGCCTTTTAAGCGTTACTCCATTTTGTGGAAGAGGCGAGAACAGTGAAAATGGTTTTTATGGATTACTAGCAGACCAATTCTTTAGTCGTGGTGGTATAAACTTAGATGCAAGAACTGGTGCTAACTTAACTCTTGACACTACAAACTCAAGTGGAGTAAACGGAGTTGTAAAAACATATACAGGTGCATCAACTGGAACGATTGCTCAGTCAATAATTAATCCAGCACAATCAGGAATTACAAACTGGAATAATATAGATTTAACTGGTAATGGAAATATAAGCAAAAGTATATTTTGGCAAGAAACAACAGGACAAAAAACATTTACATATGATTTTGGTCAACCAATATATAAATTTAGTGGATTAGATATACAAACTGGAGTGCTAACAACATCAGGAACATCTTCAAATGTTATGGATGGTGGTTATTTTGTTACAGTCTCTACAAGTCTTGATAATATAAACTTTACAACTATTGGAACATTTAGTATGAATCTTACAAATACTGGCGGAAAAGTTATAAATGGAAACACCAAGATTAGAGTAGTTGCAGATAAAATTGGAAATGTACCTAACTCAAATTCTCCAGGAATATTCGTACCTGTTCATGCAGGAACTACATGGGAACAAATTGCTACAAGTGGTGGCACAATCCCTTAACTTTCTGGACTGCCTCCAGGAAATGCAGAACCCTCTCCACTATGTCTGATAACTAAAGGAGAGGGTTTTGTTATTAAATTATTCTTCAGTGCTTGGTTGCACCTCTGGCAGTAGTTCTACCGTAATCGTTTTAGATTCTTTCTGCTTAATTTTAGGACGCTTTGTATCGTAGTCCCAATCTTTAACTGGAATTAATTTGCCGTTGTAATATACATTCTTAGCCATGATTCTCCTTTGCTAGAATCGTATAGATATCATCAACACGACTCTCTAGTCTTGTAATTTGGTCTTTCATGCTGGACCCAGAATTTGGCTTGAGTTCAGATAGGAACTTGCTTATCATCCACTTTGAGAACCCAAAGAAGGCTCCTAGGATCAGTACGGTTGCTGATGCGAAAGCACCAATAATTTCAGGGTTTAAAGTCAACATACATCAATTGTACAATTAAGGTAGATTAACCTTTGGAGGAAATCAATGGAAACCCTTAATTTAGTGCCACCATCAATAGAGTGGCAAACTTACCGTAACGACACCACAGAAATGACAGTGGTTCTGGTAGATGAGAACGATGCTGCACTTGACCTAACAAACTGGACTTTTACAGGTAAAGTTAGAGAGTACCCAGCAGATGCAGCAGTATTGCTTACATTGACTATCACAAAGGCTGATAATGCTCTAAAGATTGTACTAAATAACTCAACACTTCCATTGATAAGTTATTTTGATATACAAGGAATTAACTCAACAAACAGCAAGGTTTCAACAGTACTCAGAGGTCAGATAATTGTAGAAGAGGATGTGACACGATGACTAATGGTTATGTAAAAGTAACATCTGAATCACCATTACTTAATGGAGAAGTTGAAGTTATCTCTCCAGAAAAGATTAAAGTTCTAGCAGTTGGTTTATCAATTGCTCAAGGGCCTCAAGGAATTCAAGGAGTTGCTGGCCCAACTGGAGCGACAGGAAGTACTGGTGCTACTGGTGCTGTTGGCGCAACTGGTGCTAAAGGCGATACTGGAAATCAAGGCATTCAAGGCATTCAAGGATTGCAAGGCATTCAAGGAATTAAAGGAGACACTGGAAATACAGGTGCTACTGGACCAAAAGGAGATACTGGAAATACTGGTGCACAAGGAATTCAAGGAATCCAGGGAACTAAAGGCGATACTGGCGACCAAGGAATCCAAGGAATCCAAGGAATCCAAGGCATACAAGGAAT